TTTTTAAAGATGTTACTATAAATCCAAGTACAAAAAAATCAGAACTTTATGAGTTTACTTTGGCTGATGATGAGTTTAAACTTGATGGTGAAGGACAGGGTCAATCAAAAAGATCTATATCAAAAACATATACAAAAAGTTATGGTAGGGGTCTTCCTGAATATGCTAATGGGTCTAAAAACGATAAAGAAGATGACAAAGATATAGATAAAACTGTATATGGTTATAATGGAAATCAAATTTTAATGTCATCTAATAGAATAACATTTAATGCTAAAAAAGATAGTATATTCGCCTCAGCTCTTGAACATATACATTTGGGCGCCGGTAAGAGTATAACATTTTCTACATCAGGTAATTATGTTGGAGAGGTTGCTGGAAGTACAATTTTTAATACAAGCACATTTAAAGTAGATGCTGAAACTATAACTTTAACTTGTAATGGTGGAACTGTAGAAAATCCTGGAAAAGTTTTGTTAGGAACTACGTTGAAGGGTGATTCAATGCACCCGGCTGTGGATGGAGATATGTTAAGAGAACTTATGTTAAATTTAATTAGTATGATACAATTGGGAAATCAACAGATAGCGGCTGGTATTGCAGCTAAAAATGCTGCTGCTTTGGTTGGTAAATCTTTAACCAAACAAAATCAAATGCTTGAAGATTTTAAAGATGACTTAAAAAATATGCTATGTCCACATATATCTGTTGAAAATGGTAGAACAAAAAGAGATGATCCATTTGAAGAAAAATTTAGAAAAAAATATGAATTAACCCCATTTGATTGGGCTGGTATGATATAATGGCTGAAGCATTATTACCATTAGAACCCGTTGATGTACCAGGTAGGGTAGCTACAATTGCCCCATTAGCAGCAGCTAGTATGGCTATGTGTGCTGCAACTGATATTTTAATAGCTGGGATACCAGGAATACCAAAATTTTCTGATCTTACAATGAAGGCATTACTTAAAATTGTTGAGAAAGCCATACCACCATTAATGAAACTTTTAGTGGCTTTTTTGATTATGGTTTTATTGGGGGCTTTAATGAAACATATCCATTTATTAAATCCTATAATTAGAGCAATTAATGTCATCATCAGGATTATTAAATCTTTTTTGGATGCACTAACTGTCGCTATTAAAGTTTTGACGGTGGTTATTGGTATAGCTACTATTATACATATTATATCTTTAGTGGTAGATCATGTAGTACCTTCTTTTGGTTTTGGTGTTGTAGCTACAAACATTGGTAGTTTTGCTTCTGGCACCAAAGAAATGTCTCGAGCGTGGTTAATGGATGCTTGTCCAGTTGCTAATGCTCTTATTGCTGTGTATTTATCATTATTGTTTTTATTAAGTTTATGTAGTGGGGCGCTAGCATCTGCCGCTGATTTTGGTAAAAACCAAGACGATGATTTTAATAGTGAATTAGCATCAGCATCAAGATCAGCTGATGATTGGGAAGATATTAACGATGCTGGTACAGGTACTGGTGATGGACTTGGTGCTGGAACTGGTGCTGGTTCAGGTACTGGGGTGGGCGATGGTGTAGCTAAAAAATTATTAGAGGAAGCGTTGAATATGTCAGAGGGTGATATATCGGGCGCTAAAGACGCACAATTGGAGTTAAGAGTAGCACTGAGCTTACAGATAAATAATTTAGAAAATGAAATAAATAATAGTGATGGTTTGGTAGAATGTACATTACCGGATGGTTCTGTTGAACAATTATCACCCGAAGAATGTACTGCACAGGGAGGTTCTTATGGTGCTGGTATTGGAGATACTGTATTTCCACACCCACCACATTCTGGAATTACAGGTGATAACCTTAAAAGGATATTGGCTGGTTTAAAATCAAAGTTAAAAGATTTGGGTGGTGAACCAACCGATGCTGAATTGGCAGCGAATGGAAATATGAAGGATATATTTGATAAATTAGGAAATAAAATAATTACTAGCTTACTTTATCCAAATAATGATGTAACTGTCAAAAAAGCAACAAAGAGAACAGGTAAAAGAAAAGGATTTTATCAACAAGATATTTAATATAGGAGAACATAAGTTATGAAAATGAGTCAATTAAAAATGGTAATAAGAGAAGTAGTAAGAGAAGAAATCCGTTTGGGTTTAAAAGAAGTTCTTGGTGGAGTTAAAAAACAACCAGTACAAAAACCTAAACCAAAACAGAAACAAAACTACACAAAGAATCCAGTTTTGAATGAGGTGTTAAATAATACTGAAGCTGGACAAGACTGGGAAACTATGGGTGGAACTACATTTACATCCGATAGAATGGCTGATCTTATTGATGGTTCTACAGAACAACCACAAACTGGTGGTGTAGTTGTTGATGGTCAGACACCAGATTTTTTAAAGAAAGATTATAGTGGGATAATGAAAGCAATAGATGAAAAACAAAAAATAAAAAATGGTGGATAATAAATGGCAGTAATAGATTTAAGTAAAACAAAAAAACCTTTTATAGAAGATAGAGATGATGATATATCTATTGGTTTAGATTATCCATTACATTCTGGACTAAATGGAATGTTTGCTACTACTACAACAGTATTAGAAGCCACAAAACATAATATAAGAAATCTTTTATTAACTGAACTTGGTGAGAGGGTTATGCAACCAACTTTTGGGGTTAAATTAAAAAGGTATTTATTTGATCCATTTACACCGGATATTCAAATGGCTATAAAAAACAATATTATAGATACATTTGCTTATTGGCTACCATATATTACAATTTTAGAATTGACCGTTGGTATGTCTGAAAGTGCGGCTAGTATTGAATATAATAAATTAAATATATTTGTTAAGTTTGGTTTAAATAAAGATACAAATGCAACCGAATCAGTTCAAGTGACAATTGGAGAATAATAATGCCATATAACAATAAAAATAAATTATCAACTACTAATGTTAATTATGTTGGAAAGGATTTTAATGAACTTAAAACATCTTTAATACGTTATGCAAAATCTTATTTCCCAAATTCTTATAGAGATTTTAATGAAACATCTACTGGTATGATGTTGCTTGAGATGTCCGCGTATGTTGGTGATGTATTAAACTTTTATGTTGATACCCAATATAAGGAAATGTTATTACCATTAGCCGAAGAGAGAAGAAATATTATAAATTTAGCCAAATCGTATGGTTATAAAGTTAAACCAATTTCACCATCTTATGTTGAATTGACTGTTAAACAAGTTATTGTTTCTAATAATAAAGGAAATCCAGATTTTTCAAAGGCATCTATTATTGATGCTGGAATGAAAGTAGGGTCTGCTTTAAATTCAAATCTTATTTTTGAAACATTAGATGTGATAGATTTTACAGTAAGCTCATCAGTTGATGCACCACCGGAATCTACAAAGGTGGCAAGTATAACAGGGATTCCAGAAGAATATACATTAACTCGTAAAGTAAGCGCTGTGTTTGGAGAAACAACTACTACTACTTTTAATATTGGTGCCAGTCAAAAATTTTTAAGATTAACATTAGCAGAAATAAACGTGGTGGAAATTTTGAGTGTAAAGGATTCAAATGGTAATAAATGGTATGAGGTTGATTATTTAGCACAAGATAAAGTTCCAGTCGAAACTCATTATACATCAGATAGTGTTAGAGATGGTGCTTATAGTAATCTTGGTAATAGTACGATTTTAAAAATGCCAGTTCCATATTCTTTAAATTATAGGAATGTTAGTAAAAGGTTTATGATTGATGTTAATGCTGATAATAGAACTTCACTTGTTTTTGGAAATGGTGTATTGAGAAGTGGTCAAACATTTGAAAATTTAATGTTGGCACTCAATCAAGCAGGAATTAATTTACCTGGTAGTGAAGAAAATTTAAATTCGTCTATAAATCCTTTGCTTGGAGATTCTTATGGAACTCTTGGAGAAGCACCAGCACATATATCTTTAACTGTAACATATAGAGTTGGTGGGGGGATAGCCACCAATGTGCCATCTGGAGATTTAACAAAAATAGATACAATAAGTAATTTAGCTTCAACCACATCTACTGGAATAACTGTAACAAATCTACAACCAGCGGCTGGTGGATCTGCGGGGGAAACTTTAGAAGAGATTAGACATAGAGCTATTGGGGAACATTCAACTCAAACTCGTTGCGTAACCAAAGAAGATTATGAAGCTAGAACTTTAAATATGTCTGCTAAGTTTGGAAATATAGCAAAAGTTTATTGTGCTAGGGCTGGTGCTGTTCGAAGTGCCCAAAGAGAAAAATTACAAAATTTGGTTACTAGACTTAAAGATGTTATTGATTTAAATTATAAAATAAATGAACCAAACTTAGATATTAAAATAAAAGAAGAAAGATTAAATCAAATACGGGAAAAACTTGATGCAAATAAAGATGGTGGATTAAATAAAGATGATTTCCAAATGTTAGAAGAAACATTAGAAATGGCACATGCGAATATATCACAAGATGACAGATTATATACAATTGATTTATATTTACTTTCTTATGATAATAAGAGAAATTTAATCAATACACCAATGTTGGTTCAACAAAATCTTAAACAATATTTAAATCAGTATAGAATGATAACAGATCAGATAATATTTTTTAATGGGTATATTATAAATTTTGGTGTAACTTTTGATGTTGTATCTCAAAAAACTGAAAATAAAAGTTTTGTAAAGTTAAGATGTATTGAAACAATAAAAAAATATTTTAATATTAGTGAAATGCAATTTAAACAGATTATATATACAAGCGAATTAGAGAATTTGTTGATGGGGGTTGATGGAGTTAGATCGATAAATTATGTAACATTAACACAAGGTATGGATTATAATACTACAAAAGAAAGTGGTGGGGATTTTGCATTTTCGCCAGGATTATATAATACTCTTATTAGTTCCGATAATACAACTTCTAGTGGTAACAATCCAGGTTATGGTTATTTTTATGATTTTGGTCAGTTTTATGGACCAAATGCTGTTGCGGGTGATGGTGTTATAATGCCGGCATATGAACCAGCAGTATTCGAATTAAAAAACCCAAATAAAAATATAAAGGGAATAGTTAGATAAGGAGTTTTAAATGTATCATTTTATATATCCTTCAAAAGATGCTTACATATATGAATTAAATGATAACTCTGAAAAGAATTTCGGTGGTGATAATACTCTTGTCCTTAAAAAAGAATTTGATACTGATACTCTAAAGGGTGTTTCACGAGTTCTTTTACAATTTGATTTAGCTGAATTATCACAATCAATTGTATCTAATGAAATATCAAGTAGTGCTAAATACTATTTAAGATTATACGAACAAAAAACATCTGAACTTTCACCAGAATATTCATTAGCCACATTCCCACTATCATCAAGTTGGGAAGATGGAACTGGATATACAACACAAGATCCAAATAGTAGAAATGGTGTGAGTTGGGAAAGAAGTGATGAAAGTTTTGATAATACTAATTGGTCTGGTGGTGCTTGGATAACTGGTAGTGGTGAATGCTCACAATCATTTTCATATGAATCTCCAGATGTTAATATGGATGTAACTGATATTGTAAATAATTGGTTAGATGGGACTATATCAAACAACGGATTAATTCTTAAATGGAGTGGTAGTCAAGAAGATTCATCAACCGAAACTGGCGATATAAATTTCATTTCATCCAATGCAAATTCCATATATTCACCAAAGATTGAAGTTGGGTGGGATAGCCACACAACTATAGGTGATACGGGTTTAACACAATTAACTATTGATGGTACAAAAGATAATTATCTTTATATGATTAATTTAAGAGATACATATAAAGAAACAGAAAAACCAAGATTTAGAGTTGGGGCTAGAGAGAGATATCAAACAAAATCTGCGTCTACAACCAAATCAACTACCTCTCCATTATATGTGCCAGAAGGTAGTGGTAGTTATTCAATAATAGATGTAGAAACAGGAGCAACTATTGTTCCATTTGGTGATTATTCATTGTTTAGTTCTGATTCGGGATCTAATTATTTTAAACAAGATTTAAGGGGTTTTATAAATAATAGATCTTATAGAATTATATTAAGATTAAAAACGGATAATAATAAACTAAGAATTTTTGATGACAATTTTAATTTTAAGGTGGTGAGTTAGATGCATTATTTTATATTCGCAAGTAAAGATTCTTATGTAACAAAAAATTCAGCTGGTTATGTAAAGCAGCTGCGGGATACTGTTGATAAAAATTATGGTGGTGGGGAAATAGTAGAATTAAAAAAAGAATTTGTTAATTCATATTCAACATCATCATATAATGTTTCAAGAATACTTACACAGTTTGATTATTCGGATGTATCGGCTTCTATTGTAGATGGAATTATAACAAATCCAAAATATTATTTAAGATATTATGAAGTAGGCGGTCAATCTAATTTAGATAAAACCTATTCATTATCATCATATGCATTATCACAGAGTTGGGAAGAGGGTGTTGGAAAATATCTACAGAATCCAGTCGAAAAGAATGGGGTGAGTTGGACAAATAGAATTACAGATTCTGCTTGGACATTAAGTGGTGGTGATTGGATAAGTGGTAGTGGTTATGAAGCATCCCAATCATTTGTAAATCAATCTGGTGATATAGAAATGGATGTTACTGATATTGTAAATAGTCAGTTAGATAGTACTATTTCTAATTATGGATTTATAACAAAATTTAGTGGTAGTTATGAAGATAATGTGACGCCACACAATTTAAAATTCTTTGCAAAGAATACACATACAATTTATGCACCAAAATTAGAAGTTAGATGGAATGATACATCTTTTTCTACAGGTGATTTAAATGCATTAACAATGAGTGGAGAATTAGAAAATCATATATTTATTAAAGGATTACAACCAAAGTACAGAGAATCAGAAAAAGTTAGATTTAGAATAGGTTGTAGAAAGAAATATGTACAGAAAACATTTACAGAATCAGTTTATAATTCCTCCTTTCACGTACCAGAGGGAAGTGGGTTATATTCATTTGTAGATGTTGGAACTAATACAACAATAGTTCCATTTAGTGCATACACATCAATGAGTTGTGATTCCACTTCAATGTATTTTGATCAATGGTTAAATACATTTGAACCTGGAAGATATTATAAGGTTTTATTTAAATTAAAATATAACGATGGTCAAGAGATAATTTATGATAATGATGAGGAATTTAAGGTAATTTAATATGGGTGTATACAATCCAAAAACAGATGCTAGCTATAAAAAGCGTTGGAAAAATGAAAATATAAAAGAATACAAAGAAGCTGTATTTGACAGAATATCTGAATTATTAATTAATAGATTTCCAGAAATATCAGAGGAAACTAATCAAGAAATTGAGGATTTTCAAAAGACTTGGAAAAATGGGAAAGTTATAGCTGGAAGACAAAGTGAAGAAGTGATGGTTGTGTATCAAAGTGATACCGAAGCTAATGCTGGTGATAAACGTATTGTTGATTTAATGATGGATTGGTTAGAATTTACACACCCAAAGTATATTAAGCTTAAATTTGAAAAAGTAGTAAATAGCGATGGGGCATCTCGAAAAGAATTAGTTTTTTCTGCTCCAGGTAAAAATGATTTACAAATTAATAGTATAATTGGGGCTCGGGATTTAAAGGGTGTTCGTCTCAAAGATAATGTTTCTCAGTTCTTAAATTTTGAACCATTTAAAACACAGATTGATAAAACAAAATTGGGAGAACATGTTAATATAGATTTTTCTGAATTAAGTCCAAAAACTTTTACGAGTGGTATTAATAATTTTCAAAAAAATAAGAAATCTTTACCATTTTATAGATATAGATGTGAAGATTTTTTTGTAGAATATTTTCCATCAAAAGAAGTTCCAATAGATTATAGAATTGAAAAATTTTTTGAATATTTTGAGATGGTGATTGATGAAATAGATGTGGGATTTTTACCAGATGTTAGTGCGGTATTGAAAGGAGAAGATGTAATTCAGGAAGAATCAATATTATATTTATTTAGTGAGTGTAAAAAAAGACTTCCAGGAGTTGATCCATGGGAAGATTTATTTGATACAATTGGAGATCTTAAATTTGAACTTGAAAAGTGTGAACAGATAATGTTAAATAAAGACAGAGAACTTGAGGTTATGCATAAACAATTTGCTGCTTTATCAGGAGACACAAGTAAATCATTGGAAGTATCTGATCCCACTCATCCTGACTATGATATAAAAGACGCCTTATATGACCCATCACTAGATTCGTCTTCTGACGAATTTGATCAAATAGAATACGATGATGCTGTTGATGATAGTGGTGATGCTCAAATTGGTTCGTATTTTAGTAAAAAACGAAGAAAACTTAGAAGAAAAAGGTGGTTTAGAAAATAATGAAAACAATAGAATTATATAGTGATCAAATATTAGAAGAGATAAAATTAGATAAATCATTAAAAGATTTTGATAAAAAAAATGGTGATTATCTTAAAGTAGAGCTATTTGACGAGAATAACACTATTTTAAATATATTATATTCAAATAGGATTTTACTTAGATATCCAGGTCCGGGAGCAAGAAATAGATTACAAGGTAATACTTATTATTTTGGTGATTATCACTTTGAAGAAGATACTAATAAATTTATGCAAGGTCGTGAGCGGGTGGAGGAAGGAAAACCAAAACTTGAATTAATCCCAACTCCAGTTAATTTTGATAGTAGTCCACCAGATGTTCCTTCTGATTTATATAGAAAACAAATTGAAATATATGAGGATAAAAATCATGAGATTTATATTAAACCAAATGAAATTATTAGCTTAATTGGTCTTGGTAAAGGAAAGTTTATATTAAAAGTTCATTTTTTGAGAAATGTCATATCCAATATAAGTAGATTACTTGAAATATTAAAAAATAATTTTATAGAAAATGGAAACTTTTTTGCTGGATTAGAAGCAACCCAAACTGGGGATTTGGATAGATCATCCGGATTAAATAATTTTGTTGAAGTGCCTAATCCCGGATTAGGTAAATTTGTATTAGAACAAGATGGCTTTGCTGGTAATCATTATGATATGCGTATAACTGGAATAAAACCACATAGAAAATATATTGCTAGCTGCTGGGTTGCTTATGATGATGACTTTAGTGGATACGATGGATCATTTCATCTATTTCAGTTAGCTGGAAATAATGTAATTAAAAGTACGGATATGGGTGTTCCAGGATGGATAGCCGATAAAAATAGTAGAAAAGTAATTGGTGATTTAATTTGGGAAAGAAGGTATTTACAATTTAGTGTTGGTGAATGTAAAGATGGTATTGTTTATTGGAGGGTTGGCTCTCAAACTACAAAACGGGCTAGTAACGATACAGATGGTAGAAGATATTTTACTGATATTCGTTTTGAACTTGCATCTAGATCATCCGTGGTGGGTAGAAAATGGTGGGGTTGGAAGTTATTCGGTGATAAATTTGATTTTAAAAAAATCAAAAAAGGTGCAACAAGAAGAAAAAAAGTTTTCCCTGAAATCAGAACAAGAAAGCCTGTAATATTTAAAATACCTAAAAAACCACGTAGTGGTCGTGGAAGTAATGTTGCATATAGATTACGGTTGGAAGCTCTTTTGCGAAGTAGATATAATAAAAAAGTTCAGTATTTGGAGAAAAGTACTCGAGCCCGGCAAAGAATGCTCAAAAATCATACGGTGAATTATTTAAAACGAATGCAAAGAAAAAACCAAAGACGTGATTTAGCATATGATAGAAGAGTTGAAATATTAGAAGCTCGTATGCAACAACAGCTTAATAGAAGACTTGCTGAACTGGATGGAACTTTTCAAGATCGGGAGGATAACCGCAGAAACGAACACCAAAAAAATGAAGATAGGCGTGAGAGAAATGAGGAAAGACGTGAGTCGGCAGCTGAAAGAAATGAGGAAAGAAGCAAGAGAGAAATAGCCAGAGCTAAAATTAAAAAGGTAAAAGCTAGAGTAAAGAAAGCATTTACAGTTCCAAAGAAAATAAGAAGGAAATTTACAGTTCCAAAGAAAATTAGGAGAAAAATACTTCCACCTAAAAAAGTTAGAAATGTTGCAAAAGCTATGCTTTCGGTGGCTAAACGGGGAATTAAAAAAAGATTCACAGTTTCAAAGAAAATGAAAAGGAGATTTAAGCCCTCAAAAAAACTCAAAAAAAGATTGAGAGTTCCAAAGAGATTGAAAAGGAAACTTAAAGTCTCAAAGAAATTGAAAAGAAAGCTTAGAGCCCCCAAAAAAGTTAGAAAAAAACTTAAAAAAATCTTTACGTTCAAGAAAAAGAAAAAACGTAAGAAAAAGAAAAAATGGTGGAAAAGTGATAGAAGACTTAAAAAGAATATTAAATTGATTGGGCAATCTCCTTTGGGAGTTAATGTATATGAATTTGAGTATAAAGATCCAGGATTGATGACTGCATCATCTAAAACTAGTGAAGTTTATGAAGAAGGTAAATATCGTGGTGCTATAGCCGATGATGTTCCACAAAGAGCTGTTATTACAGACCTTAAAACGGGATATGAATCTATAGATTATTCTAAAATAGATGTGCCATATCAAAAATTACCCGCTAGAAGAAATTTAAGAAAAAAATTAGGAATAAAATCTAAAGATAAGAAAGTTATTCCTTTAAGAAAAGCTAGAAAACTTAGAAAAAAATCTAGAGGATTGAGAAAACTTAAAAGAAGAAGTAAAAAGAGAATATATTAATGAGATTTATAGTAAAAGAAATATCACCATCGAGAAAAGAGCTTAGAGTAACTTTAAGTTCCATAGGTAGTAATGATGTAAATTATTACATATTTGGAACGGTTAACGGTAATTTTGATGATGGAACAATGGGTCCAAAATATATACCAACTGAAGATGCTAATTATTTTTCACCAGGACCTCAACCAGCTATTATTAGATTAATAGTAGGTTATTTAAAAGATTTACTAAATGGAAGTACAGATGATTATGTAATAGTTTCAAAAACTAATCAAATGATTCCGATTATTAATATTGAAGTAGAAGATATAGATTTAATTGGACTAAGTTCGGATACTATACCTTCAGTTGTAATTAAGTTACTTAATCCATTACCAACCTCTATATCAGCTTTAGATTTAATTTCCATTGAAGAACAAATAATAAATTCATATGAACAAGATGTTTATTATATACCAGAAACTCCACCAACACCAGAGTTGCGTGGGTTGGATTATGATAGGGGGATGCTTGATGAGGTAGGAAATCCTGATTCTATTAATGTAAAGTTTGAAACTTATAATGAGTTAACTGGATCATTTTCAGATGCTTCAGTTTTTAATAATATTATATCTGGAAGCCCTGATGTTAATTTAAAAATTAAATATAATAATTTTGAAAATTTTACATATTTTGGATCTGCTGTCTCTAAACTTGAAAATTTTAAGGAAAAAGTTGGAAGAATAGAAGGTCATTTGAATAAGATTTCACAATCTTTATATTCAACCGCTAGTGCACAATCAACCGCAGTTAATAATTCAAGAAGAACTTTTTTTGAAAAAATACAAAAAGAGAAAAATGAGTTTACCCCATATGAAAATTACCTTTATTATAATTCCCATAAGGGGGGATTTAAGTATAATTTAACAATTGGTGATAATTATATAGCCAATACACCTGTACGTGGTAAGAATTTAAAACGTCTTCCCGGATATGATGGGTTTGATATGGTATACAAAGTTTCTGGTTCTAATTCTGATAAAGCTATTGAATTATTTAGAGGAAAATATGAAGTAGAGAATAAACCATTTTACAATGATAGTGGTTCATTTTATTTATCATTCTTAATGAAGGGTGATGAAACTATTAATAATAATATTGTTTGGACAAACAATAATCCAAATTCTGTACCGAAATTACCACACGATACTCTATATACAAGTTCTATTCTTCAACCGTCTATAACATCTGGTTCTTGGCAGAGATATATTTATCATGCTTCAATGTCATATTTTGTTCCAGTAGAGTCACAGCCAATAGTTGGTGGTCCGGGGGGAATACATAATTTTAATGCCGGCTCTGATAGAATAAATGTTTTACATGGAAATAAAGTTTCTGGGTCTTATGGTATAAGAGTTGGTAATAGATATACTAATTTAGCAACTGTTGTTACAGGTAGTGGAGTATTTTTTACTGGTTCTATTTTACCTGCAGGAGAATTATTTAGAATACATATTAATACCGATTATGGTACAGCAACCACTTCATCTTTTTTAGCGGATATGAAAATATCAAAATATAATCCAATTGATTATGTACCGTTTTCAAATATATACAAAACTGGCTCGGCACAATTTGAAAATTGGTATGATGATCAATATGTATCTGCTTCTTTATATGATGATATAAATTTACATCGTTTATATAGCAATTTACCAGAATACTACACAATTGAATCCCATCAAGACAATACAAATTTAAGAAAATTTGTTGATATGATTGGAGAACAATTTGATATAATTAAAAATTACATTGATACTTATCAATCATTTACTAGTTTACAATATCCAGAGGAGGAATCAGTTCCTACTAATATTTTACCAGCTATAGCTGAAAGTAAGAATTGGGAATTTATGCTTCCATATGGTGGAAGTGGTAGTAGACTTGTTGAATATTTAGGAACTGAATTATCCAATATTAATAAAAATGCAGATGTTAAAAATTCTGTTTGGAGAAACATACTCAATAATTTAAATTATATTTATAAAACAAAAGGAACGCAGAATAGTATAAGGGCTTTATTAAATTCATATGGTTTCCCGCCAGACATATTAGTATTAAGAGAACACGGCGCTTCGTTGGTAGAGGGAACGGCTTTAACAGATGATACATCTAATTTATTGGATGGTGTTGGTGGAACTGGTGGTAATGTTTCATATAACGATAAAAAAGATAAGTTGGTTTCATATGTTATAGATGATTCAAATAAAAGAATTAAAGCGGAATGGGCAAGAGATGATGTAGCTGGTGAAGCAATAGAATTTATTTTTAAACCAGTAAAAGGAACAAATACTCAAACTATTTTAAACAGTGTTGGTAATACTGATGAAGAATTATGGCAAGTAGTTTTACAGCCATTTGAAAGTGATGATACAAAATCAAGATTACAATTTAGATTAAATACTACGGAAGATGGTACTTCGACAATTACAAGCATTGCAAATAGAGTTTCAATGTCAAGTGATTATAAGAATTTTAAAAATCAAAATTTTTGGAATGTTCTATTACAGAGAAAAGCATCCGGTGATTTTGAACTTTATACTGCTGAACAACGTGGAGATTTAATTCTTCATTTAGATAAAGCTTCAATAGATAGTGTTGATGTTGATGCTATTAGTATAGACAATTGGACTTCAACTGGTAGTAGAAACCCCGCTACAGGTGAAAATTTAATTATCGGTGGAACATATACAGGTTCTATGGCAGAATTAAGAGTTTGGAAAAACGCATTAAGTGCTTCGGTATTTAAAACGCATGTTTTAGATAAAAAGAGTGTTTCTGGAAATACTGTATTGTCATCTAGATATAATTTAATTTATCATTTTAAATTAAATGAAAATTATATACCTGGCGCAAAATCTTTAGTATTTAAGGATTCTAACCCCAAAACTTTAAAAGATTATTCTATACCATTTAATGCCGATATATCCAACTCACTAGCATTCACTGGATCTTTATATGATGAAGATCAAATTGATAGAATACAATTTGGATTTAGAAGTATGGGATCTTCACCCCAATGGGATGTAAATAATATTTTATTAGATACAAATGTTAGAACTATAAATAATTTAAATCCACTTAAATTTAGTAAATTAACAATTTTTGATCCTTTAGTAAATGAACGAAAAGCTTCAAGTCTAGTCGAAATTGTTAGATCACCACAAGATACTATAAATGAATTTATAACAGAAAAACTTGGTAATTTCGATATAAATGATAAATTTGCAAACCCACAAGACATTTATAGGGGGGAATATAAAGATTTAAAAGATTTTACTAGAGATTTTATGGATCATTATGATGTGTCAATGAATGTTAATACATACATTAGAGCTCAGTTAGCTATATTTGATAAATCATTAATGACTTCTATAAAAAGACTTATTCCAGCGCGGGCTACTCTTTCTAAAATAGGAGTACATTTAAAACCAACATATTTGGAAAGAAATAAAATACATAATCATAGAATTCAATTTTTTGAACAACGCATTGAAGGAACAATACAAGGAGTTACAGATCATAAAGAAGTCGTATATATGCATCAGAAAACAGGTAAAGATGGTTTACAACATTTAGATACTTTTAAAGGGAGCCCGTTATCTAAATTGGGAATTAAGGAGATAGTTAATATTGATGATTCAGTACATTTTACTGACAGCCCAATGAAGATTGAAAATATTCTTCCACTAGATGGTGAAGTTAAAAAGGTTGAAGGGTTATTATATAAAATACCTACCGGTAAAGAAGTATTACACGAGGATGATGATGTGGCTATTTCCCTTCCAACGGAATTTGTAATACCACCAGAAGGTACATTGTATAAGATACCCGGCGGAACTGAAGTTCTCCATGACGATGATGAAGCGGCAATTACATTTCCATCAGAATTTGTAATACCACCAGAAGGTACATTATATAAAATACCTGGTGGAACTGAAGTATTACATGATGACGATGAACCAGTAATCACATTCCCATCAGAATTTGCAACACCACCAAAAGGAACATTATATAAAATACCTGGTGGAACTGCAGTATTACATGATGACGATGAAGTTGCTATTTCATTTCCTTCGTCATATGAAGCTCCGAAAGAGGGAACATTATATAAAATACCTGGTGGAACTGAAGTATTACATGATGACGATGAAGCGGCAATTACATTCCCATCATCTTTTGAAGCACCAAAGAAAGGCACGTTATATAAAATACCTGGTGGAACTGAAGTTCTTCACGATGATGATGAAGCGGTAATTACATTTCCATCATCGTTTGAAGCGCCAAAGAAGGGAACGCTGTATAAGATACCCGGTGGAACTGAAGTTCTCCATGATGACGATGAAGCAGCAATTACATTTCCTTCGTCATTTGAAGCACCAAAGAAAGGTATATTATATAAAATACCCGGTGGAACTGAAGTTCTTCACGATGACGATGACCCGGTAATTACATTTCCTTCGTCATTTGAAGCCCCAAAGAAAGGTGTGTTGTATAAAATACCCGGTGGAACTGAAGTTCTTCACGATGACGATGACCCGGTAATTACATTTCCATCTAGTTTTGAAGTACCAAAAAAAGGAATATTGTATACGATACCTGGTGGGGCTGAGATATTACACGATGCCAATGATGCTGTAATTTCATTCCCATCATCGTTTGAAACTTCAAAAAAAGGAACTTTATTTACTAATGATGGTATTAGTATTAAACATGGACGTGGTGATGTTGCTTTAAAATTTGAGGAAGAACTTTTTAGAACAATAGATGGGGATTTTTTGTGGGGTGAAAAAAACTTTAATACAAAACATGTTGAAACAAAAAGAAATTTAGAAGATAATTGGGGAACAGGATCAAGCAATACACAATTTATTCATTGGGGGTGGTCTGGAAGTCTTGGTGATTATAATACATATCATTATGAAGAAAGAAATATTTTTACAACTCTTGGAGATGTGGAAACCTTATCAGGTTCATTTTCTCATAATGCTTTGGGGGATGTAATTGATAGTTTTGAAACCGATTATACAAGTAGTAATAGTAAAGATATAAAAAATAAGACATTTTTAACTACATTTAAAGGTTTGGGGGAAAGACCATTAGGTACAACATATGGATTTGTAAAAGCATCAACTGTTCCACATGGTGGAAAATATTTAGATGAAGAGTTGGACATGATATATCCAGCAAATCATGATTTTATTATTGGTAATTCAAAATATATTTTAGATGAATTATATTATAAAGGAACACAAAATGAAGGTGGTCAAAAGTTTGAATCTAAAATATTTAATGATTTATCAAAAGACGCTTTTTATACAATAGTAACAACAGGTGAAAATAGACTTGAAGTTAATAGAGGAGGATCGTAATTAAAATAAACATATTTTTCATTATTTGTATATTTATATATGAAATTGAATATATGTTATAAAAACATCATTGATTAAAGAATCATAGGAGAACATTAAAATGGGATATTTAGACAACTCGACAATTGTAGTAGATGCAATTTTAACAAAACAGGGAAGAAAACTTTTAGCTTCTGGACAGGGGCTTAATATAAGTTATTTTACACTTTCGGATACAGGTATTGATTATACATTGTGGAATCCAGATCACCCATCTGGTTCAGCTTATTATGGTGAGGCAATTGAAAATTTACCTAATTTGGAAGCCCTTCCAAACGCTGCTTATTTTATGAGAAATAGTTTAATTACGCTTAGTCGTGATACTGTTGAATTACCATTTGTAGCATTGAATGGTGAAGGTATTGGAGTAACCGTGACAAAGAATTTTGGTTCATCTATGAAACAGCAATCAATTACACCAAAACTTGAAAACTCAACAGAAACACAAGGTTGGCAGTTGGTTATTCCTGATAAATCTTTATTTACCGCTATTACTGGTGGTTGGAAACAAATTGATATTTCCGGAATATCAGGACAATTCTTAAATGATCAAGAGATTGAAAACGCCGCCCTTTACGAAAATACTTCTGATGATACTCCGCCTGTTTTCTTGGACAGAGCTGAAACAACACAAACAAGATCGGTTGTAATTACATTTATTAGTAAATCAACTGGTGCATATAAATCAGCTACAGTAACTATGGACAGAGTTAAAAGAGATAAGGGTTAATTTTTTAGAAAATTTGGAGAGAAGTTAAATGAAAATATATAATGAGATAACAACTAAGTTTAATGAAAATACCGGCCGTTGGGAAACATTATCCGAAGATAGTTTTAATCATGATGGTGATTTGATGGAATTAATGCCTCCCCGTAGAAGAAGAGGAGGAAGAGGAAGAAGAGGAGGTCGTAGACCCGCTCGTGGGTGGAGACCAAGAGGAGCGCCGGCAAACGCAATATTTTTAGATATGTCTTCTGATGGAGCAGGAAATACCACAGATAAAATAACGGAAACCATAAAAGTTACAGAAGGTTATTTTACTAACGGTGATGGTACTATAGAGGGACCTCTTATACATACAGCTTCAAAAGCAAATTCTAATGAAGCATATTATTATGATGTTTGTAATGCACATCCAGGTTCAGCTAGTTCTGAAACTCAATTTTCAGTAACTTGGGGACATATTGAAGGTTCTGGTTCTGATCAGTATGGTGATACTGGAAGTCCTACTGGTTTAAAGGGACAATCGCAGGCCATTTATAAACAATTTGCAAATTTAATGTTATTACCATCTGAAATTAGTGGTGGGTTTCATATACAACAAAGTGGGGCTGTAGATAAACATATTTATGTTCTTATTGGGAAAAGAGAGAGAATGAAAGACAAGTTAAATAAGAAAGCTTGGACACTTCGTTTGGCTGGTTGGGCAGCCGCCGCCGGTGCTCAGGATTTACATTTAACTGATGATAGTGCTGCAGTAGCAGGAGTTTCAACAGTAGCTGGACCAAGATATAATATTGTAAGTGGTTCTGCTGGATCAGTAAAAGTAGACGCTACAACAACATGTTATGGCCATCTTTATCCTGAAATGGGAGCTATGGTATTTAGTGGAGCTACATTGGCAACGGCAATACCAGGTTTTGATGGTACTGCGGCTATTACGGCTAGTTTTTTACAAGATCCCGGAGGTCCTACCGCGAATGAGAAAAAGAGTACGGGCTTTACACCAAATCTATTTTCAAAAGGAAATCCACGAAACGCACTTAGACTTGTAAATTGTATGAGGTATGTTGGTGCTGGTGCTACAACGATGACTTTAAGATTAAGAAGTGAAGAAGATCAAACACAATTACATTATTTTTGTAGAGTTAAAGCTGGTCAGATGAATCATAGTAATAATCCAACCTTTACATCTGGATCTAACAAAAATAAAATAAGAAATAAAGATATGAGGGGCAATCCACAAACCTTTATAACAGGTGTTGGATTATGGAACGCGGGTGGTCAGTTAGTTGCTATAGCTAAATTAAGTTCTCCATTAAAGAAGAACTTTTCATCCGAATCAACAATTAAAATTAAATTAACTTATTAATAGTGACATGGTATGTCTAAGTTTGGAAGAATCGATACCAAAGAAACCTCATTTGAGGAGCATAAATTATACAAAAACCAAACTATAACTAGCGCTTCTAATGGTGTTAATGTAGTTTATGCTATAAAAGATGATTATGAAGATCAGATGGCGAAAGTTCCAACTGATTCTGGCAGTCATTGGGCATTTGTTCATAATATGTTTTATAGAAGTGGGTCTTCAAAGGTTCTAGAATCCAATTCAGACGAAGTTGGTAAATTCAATAGTATATATCATCAATTTAATACACACCATGATTTAAAACCATTTTATACAAATAAGTTTTATGATAACATTTCTATATTTTATATTCCACAACAATATATCGGTGATAGAATTAAGTCTGGTAGTTTTCAACTTGTAGCTAGAACTGGGAGCATTTCTAATTTAAGCGATCAAATTATTATTAGAGATGATGGTAATGGAAATCTTTATTCTAACAATGCTGAACATTCTCAAAGTGCTGACACATCGCTATCATCAAAAGACAATTATATTGGAAATATATTTTATGATTTGGGAGTTGCTGTTTTAACAGAAACAGCTTCTTGGTCTGGTTCAGTTAATTATGTTGATATCGGCAAAGAGACAACAGATGGTTTAGATGATTATAGATATTGGCATATGGATTTTAATTCTACTATACCATTTTATACTACAGAATATGTAATTATAATTAAATCTGGACAATTTGATACTACAATGAATAACTCTTCTGTTGGAAGTGGTTCTGGTTATGGAGATGTTGTTCCTTCTGTCAAAACAAATCAACTTATGCCAATGTTAACTTCCAGTGGTTGGTCTCCATATTTTAATCAATTACAATTATATAGACACAGAGATGAAGAACCAGCACTTATTGCTAATTTTCCAAGAGCAGTAAAGACTACATCTGAAATTGATTTGATAATATCATTTAGAATGGATCATTAGAAATGGGAAAACTACGAAAAAACACTAATAGAAAAAAACGCAGGAATTCACAAAGATATAGATTGGCGAGAATGAAAAAGCCAAGAGCTGTTGTTATTGGTGGTTATAGACAAGAAGCAAGACCAGGATATTCTTTTGGACTTAATGGTGGTAAATCAAAAGGTGGGAGATTAAAATATTCGTGGAAACAAGTTGGTGGAAAAAAGGTACAATTATCTGATAGAAATTCAAAAAATGTATCTTTTGTAGTACCTTATACTACAGAAACTTTAAGGTTTAAATTTATAGCATTTAACAAAAATGGTAAAAGTCAAAAGATTATTAAAGTTAAAGTTTTGCCTGAACAAGTTAAGAGGTCTAAGAGAAGATCTTATAAATTGGGAGGTAGAACTTCAACGGGTATGGGTCACAGACACAGTTATAGGTTAAATAAAAATGGTAGTGGTTGGTTAAATACTCACAAGAAAAAGTGGCAGAAAAAAGGTCATAGACATAGAGTAATAGGTGGTGTTGTAAGATCAGCTAGAGATTCAAAGGGACGTAGACATACTCATAAATTACAGAGAGCACCCAAACCACCCAGAGATACTTCTACTCGTTTTAAAAAAAATACTCCAATATTGAAAATGATTAATAAACTTCATTCACTTGGATACAAAAATCTTTCAGATTTGGATGTTTCAAGTCCCCAAGGTGTTATAGATATTTCAGATGGTGAGTTTATTAAGAAAAAATCCGGTGATGCAAGACCACTTGAGTTTATTAAAAAGGCTATGAAAACTGGTAGAACTAATTTGATAGAAATCTTCTTTCCAGTAAGTGGGGAATTTAACGTACATACTAACACCATCGCGCCAGCTTGGAAAACAGCTACTAAGTATAAATCCAAACCTTTAAAAATTGCAAAGAAAATTAATAGTAGAGAAAAGCGTGAAAAATTAACAAAAATTAAAACAACAACTGTTAATTATTTTTCTGATAATAATTCATCAACATTACGTGGGGGTGATGTTTATACAAGTAGTATGCATTCATCAAATCATCCATATTATTTTGGTGTTACTGATGGGGATCCCGGACGTGGAACTTCTGATACTCAATTTCAAGTTAGTTTTGGACATTATAAAGGTTCTGGTTCATTGACAGGAGGTACTGGATATAAATTTATTAAAGGTTCTTCTGAATCAGTTTATAAACAACATGCTTCTTTTTTATTGGATAATAAACTAGGAGTTACAGACGATCCTGTTGGTGGGTTTTATATTAGTTCGGGGTCTGACAATCAATCTACCCCAATTGTTCCAAATAAAGATAGGTGGATTTATGTTTTAAATTTTAAAAGAAGTTTGTTTAAAGATCAACTTCAAGAAGGAACTTGGACACTCACTTTAAGTGGTTCGCACGCAGGAACTCCCAAAACAATGCATTTAACTGATAATAGTGTTAGAGATAAAAGTTATGTAGATACAGTGGCTGGGAGAAGATATAATATTTTTGAAGGAAGTGCTGGAAAATTATCTGGACAAACATTAGATAATAGATATGGTTTCTTTTATCCGGATGTGGGTATTATGGTATTTGGTGAAAAACTTTCAAGTGTTTTTAAAACATCTTCAAGTCCAGCAATTGGAACATTTAATGGTGTTGGTAATGATCAAAATCAACTTTATCCAAGACTGTCTGCTAATTCAGATGATAAAAACGCACTACGTTTTATAAATTGTTTAAGAAATGTTGATGGTAATTGTCTCACACTTCATGGTGAAAGAGAATCTACTACTGTTACTTATGCTTGTAGATTTAAAGCATTGGAATATAATTATACAACAAATTTGAGTATTATAAGTTCTTCTGGTGAAAATATAAAAGGTACTGAACCTGGAAGAATGAATGGATTTAATATTTCTTCTGATTATACTGGTAAAGATGGTACTGCTTATATTGCAGGAACATCTACAATGGATGGTAATCCACATTCGTTTATTACAGGTGTTCAGTTATATAATAAGTCTGGAATTGCTGTTGCTGTAGCTTCTTTAAGTAAACCACTTCTGAAAAATTTTACAAAAGAGGGTGTTATAAAAGTTAGATTAGATTTATAGGAAAAATAAAAATGGTTATATTAGGGTTAGACATATCCACATCTTGTGTAGGATATGCATTCACAGAAAACAAAAAAATACTTGATATGGGTTTCATCGATATCAAAAAATTCACAACTCACAAAGAAAA